ATAAGAAACTTCAGAGCTTTTACACAAAACTCTGCAAATGTACTAGTAACATATTCAGCTACAAACAACAGTAGCAATGCCAAAGAAGATAATGATGGAACTGTATCTGCTTGGCAAGTATGATAAATTTAAAAGGAGAGGTGAATATATGTGGAACTTATTAGACAGATTAAAAGAGCCTAGCACTTATGCTGGTTTGTCTGGCTTAATGATTGCTATTGGATTATCACAAGACCAATGGTCAATTATTTCTACAGCATTAGCAGGAGTAGCTGGTGTTTTAGCGATGGTCTTAAAGGATAGAAGTTAATTGAGATATAAGCTATGCGTTTATGACCATATTAAAGAAGTATTTATAGCTTCTAAAATTATTGATGCTAGTTCTCTAAGCTCGGCAGCGAAATTAGCTGAAATCCATTTTGACAAAATACAGAAAACTAATCAAGATGTAACTCTAAAGGTCGAGGAACTTAAAAATGATATCAAAAATAATAGCTGAAGTTATAAACAATTTGCTTGGAAGAGGTTTAGCTTTCTTGACAGAGTATTTGAAAAAGCGAAAAGTAAAAAAACTTGAAAGTCAAGTCGCTTCCTTGCAAGACAAAGTTTTAATTCTAAAAAAAGAAAAGGAAACTCAGGTCAAAATTGAGAACTGGAAAGACAGATTAAGAAACAAAGAGAACGAATCACTAGCAAAAGAGTTAAATAGGATATTAAATGACTAAATATAGCAAAAATGCTCTCAGAAGCACAGAAAGGGGTCATTTAAGGCACTTTAGCATAAAATGGGGTATTGGTATTAGTTTAGTTCTATTATTGTCTATATCGTGCTCTAAATTAACAAAATCTTCGAACGAACTACCAGAAAAATTAAAATATTCTAAAATTGAGTTTGAGCCATGTGCTTATTCAGATTCACCTTATCTTTGTATTAGAGAAAGCAATGCAATTAAACTTGTGATAGAATTTAAACAATGCCAAGAGCAAAATAAATTATTGAGAGAATTAAATGGAAACTGAAATATTAGCAATCGTATCCCAAGCACCTGCTTTGGCAATAGTTGTTTGGTTAATTATGAAACAAGAAAAAACACATAAGAATGGAAATGGCAATGGAGCAAACTTAGAGTTAGTCAGAGCTATTTCTGTATCAATGGAAAAATTAGCAGATGCTCAAATTGATGCAAATAGAATTGCAGAAAGAAGAGCAAGAGGTTTTGAAACATGGTTAGACAACCAAAGAGCCAACCAAAGTCCCTTTCAGTCAAGAAACCACGAGTAGACTGGGGAGCTTGTCTGTATAATCAAATCCAAGAATTTGGTGGAATCCCATTGCCAGAATTAGAATATAAATTTCATCCTACAAGAAAATGGAGATTCGATATGGCTTTTATAAAAGAAAAATTAGCTTTAGAAATTGAGGGAGCTGTTTGGATTCAAGGTAGGCATACCAGAGGGTCGGGTTTTGTAAAAGATATGGAAAAATATAATGAAGCCTGTTTTTATAATTGGAGACTTTTAAGGTTTACACCAAACGATGTCAAAACTTTTGTGGCATTAAAATTTTTAACTAAATATTTTATAGGAGACAAATTAATTGAATGAAGTAATGTTAGAAAAAGCTTTTTTAAAACTCTACGATGAATTTCTTAAACTTAATTTACATATACAAACTGAACATAAATCTGATATACTAATGAAAAAGAAGTTGGCAAATATAATTTTAGTTTGCGAAGATATTAACGAGCACTATTATTATGAAGAAATTAATAGGGTTAGAGAAAATAAAGAAGAAGAATCTCACTAAAACAGTTTTTATTAGTGACATTCACATACCTTATCAGGACAAAAAAGCCTTAGCGATGGCTATGGAAATTATTAAAGATTTAAAATTAAAATCTCATGACAATATTATAATTGGTGGAGACCTTGTTGATTACTATCCTATTTCTAGTTTTAGTCCTGACCTTATGGAATCTAATATTGACCTAGAGCTTTATGAAGCAGTAGAGTTTTTAAATGATTTAAGAAAACTTGCACCAGATTCTAGCATCTATTTTTTTGAAGGTAATCATGAGCAACGTATGCAGAAAAAAATTATGTCATCTGTAAGTGCATTAGCACCATTTCTAAAAAACAGATTATCTATAAGGCAACTTTTAGAATTTAAAAAATTTAACATTAGAGAAGTTCAAACACCTTTTACACTTAACAAAAAACTTTTCTTTTTACATGGACATGAAAAAAAAGGATTTATAACTCCACAACATATTGCATCGGTAAATTTAAAATACTACAATCGTTCTTGCATTGTAGGTCATCATCATAGATTTGATATGGCAATAGCTACTCAACTTGATGGAAGCTTGTTGGGTGCTTGGGCAAATGGTTGTCTTGCAGATTTAAGTCAATTGCCAGATGGATTGTATTCTAGTTTTGATTCTACTCAACGTGGAATTAGTGTAATTTATAATAGAAGCAATGGATTTTTTTCTGTAGCACAACATCTTTTTGTACCAAATAAACAAAAAGGTTATGAATGTCTAGTAAATAATAAAGAATATATAGTGTAATAAAACCCCTATAAATACAGGCTAATATTAAATATGTAAAAAAACTTTGTATATTTAGTTGACAATTATAATATATACAGTTATTTTTATACTCATGATACACAAACAAACAAAAACAAAAAAAAGTATCAAGGAGAACAAAATGAAAAATCAATTTAGAGTATATGGTGTTAGAGAAATCAACACAATCATAATAAGCTTACAAGAAGCTAACAACAATGGGACAAAAGCAGAAAAAGATTTTTGGGCTTTTCAAGCAGAGTGTTTCCAAGAAAAGAAAACAAGTTTTACACATAGAGAATTACTAGATTTTAAAAAAGGAAGAAAATAAAAAAAAAGGTTTTGGCTCTTCCTTTAAAAAAGAGCTATTAAAAAACATATTTACTTTTATTAATATTAATGTAGCTTACTACTTGAGGTGGTTGAATGAAAACTAATTTAGAAAATCTTTTGCGAGAATATTATCTTGCAGGAAAAAGCTATGCTGATATTGCACGAAGTTATGGCTTTTCAAGGCAGTATGTGCAACAACTTTGCAGTAAAAAAACTCCAGAAATTATGGAAGCAAAAAGTAAATTTTATTCTGAATTTATGAGCATTAAAGATTCGATGCCAGTAAATAAAAGAATTAAGATTGCGAGAATCATGCAGGGTAAAACTCAAACTGAACTAGCAGAGGAAGTCGGGATTAAACAATCTTATCTTTGTAATTTAGAAAACAGAGAATCTAACAGTTATCACTACAAAACAATTCAGGATACTTTATGTATCTAGTTGACTTTTAAATGATAATTTTGTAAAGTGGATTATCTAAAAAATTAAGGAGTAGAGCTTATGGAAAAACAGAAAGCCAAACCAGAAACACATACAGGAAGAATTGCCAGAACTTCTAAGTATGGATTCCAACTTGAACAGCACGTTGCTGCTGAAAGATGGATAAACTATGGCAACTATTTTGAAGGAAAAAAAGAATGGGAAGTGGGTCAGGAAGTTACCTGTGGAGTCAATGCTCTGGGTGATAAGATGTACCTTAACCAGATTGATTTATCTATTGAAGCCAAAGACAAGCAAATAGATTCGGCAATGGGTGTCAAGGATGACTTTGACCTTGATGACTTTAAAGAAAATACAAAAAGACCAAGTGCTAATAAGTCAGAAGAGGAAAAAAGACAAAGGTCGATTGTAAGACAGTCCAGTTTAAAATCAGCAGTACAGTTTTCTCAAGGAAGAGACTTAAAACTAGAAGAAGTTTTTAACATAGCTGAAGCAATGTACGACTGGGTTGAAGAAAAAGAGGAAGTACCATTTTAAAAGATAAACCTAATTATTATGCAGTTTTAATTGCTGAAGTTAGATACTCAAAAAAGCTTTCTAATTTTTCTAAGTTATTATATGCAGAGATATCTGCACTTTGTAACAAAGAAGGCTTCTGTTGGGCTTCTAATGCTTATTTTGGCGACTTATACGAAGTAAGCAACCTAACAGTCACAAGAGCCATTACACAGCTTGTAGAAGCTGGATTCGTGCTCAGAGAGCTTGATAATGTTAATGGTGACAATACAGCAAGAAAGTTGCGATTAGCCATATCAGAAACGATAATACCACCTATCAAAAATGATAGGGGTAGGGGTATCAAAAATGATGCACATAATACTATGAATATAGATAATAATAAAAAGAATAAATCTATTGATAGTTTTAATGATTTCTGGATAAATTTACAAGGAAGAAAATTAAACAAACCAGAAGCAAGAAGAGTTTATGAAAGAATAAAATGTCAGCTCTCAGGAAAAGAATTGGCAAACAGATTTAATGTTCTTTTTAAAACTAGAGAAGAAAAATTTATTCCTTATCCTGCAAAGTGGTTAAGGAACGAGGGATGGAATGATGAAGGAGCTATTGAGAAAGTTAATGGAGATATTGTATATCGTGACAAAGATGGATATATTATTTCGGAGCAAGAATACAATCAAGGGTAGAAAGCCACTTTGGGTTTACTCTAACAAAATTAAAAATATTGATGGGAGATTAAAATGACTAAAGAACTACAGAATTCTTTAAAAGAATCAGAGATGAATGCATTTATTATTTATTATGCATTATCAAAATATGCTTCACAGTTTACACAAGAAACCGACCTACCAAAATTTGCAGATGGACTTAAAATTCTTCTGGAAAAATATGAGAAGAAAACTTCTGAGATTCTAATCAAAAAAAATATGGTAGGTGGTAATTATGCAGAGTGAACTTTCAAAAAACGTATTTGAACTAATTGAAGATTTAAAATCTATAGACATCAGTATCCTAAAGGGAAGATTAGAAAGAGGAAATATTTTATTAAGAATAAAAAATGAAAAAGCTTATCTTGGTTATGATTCATATTGTAATACTTGGCATGAGTTTCTGGAAGCAATACATCTCAACAGAGAAACTGCAAGACAAGATATGGAAATTTATTCTGAGTTTTCTTTTTATGTTTTAGAACAGTCCAGAGAAAACTTAAAACAAACTTCTTATGAAAGACTTGTTAGACTTTTACCTATTGTAAAGAAAGAGCCACAGATGAAAAAAGAACTTTTAGAAATGGCAACTAGAAGTAATCGTGCAGACTTTGATAACAACGTAAGAGAGCTAAAAGGCTTGACTGCAACAGACAGTTGTAAAGACTGTATGCAAGAGTATATAGTGCTTCATAAGTGTAAAACTTGTGGTTTAACAATAAAAAAATAAAATTATTTTACTTTGTAAGCTACTGTAATTATTGACAAATAAAAAAACTTTAAAAAAAACAAAGAAAGTTGTTGACATTTATTATCCAATCCTTTACTTTTATAAGGGTTAAGACAATACGAACAGTTAGCCAGACAGTCTTAAAAGCCATTGAAGGCGACACGAACTCTGCTTGGTAGCAGTAGACCCAGAAAGGGTCAGAAGTGTTCTGGGTTTAAACGCATCCTAAAACGAGATATAAACAGGCTCGGTAAAAACTTTATAAAGTTTAAAACAAAACAAATAAATCTAATCTAGTGATTGCAAAAAAAATAAATCTCAAAAATGTATCAATGGCAAAAATAATAACTGTCAATTACTCTTGTACTTGGTAAAGCTAACAAGAGCTGAGAAAGCAGATGACTAAAATTTTGTTAAGAAGGTTGGATGGTGAACGCCAGTAGGTTGGGGGTAACTTGAGGAAGTTATCCTCGTTTGACTGAAGTGAAATAAAGTAACTGTCTAAGGTACTATCAAAAAATGATTTAAGAATACTGAGAGATTTTTAAGTTATTAGGTTTCAAGTGTACGTTAAAAGCGTGTTCGTGAGAACTTGAATATCTAAGTAAAGGTTTTGCAAGACTAATATTTAGAGAATGTAAATAAAGATTGTGCCAAGTGTCGAGGTAACTTAATAGACTGTTTAAAGAAACAGATTGCTTGGTTGATGGGTTAATCAGATTTTTATAAAAGGTTGCTTGTAAGACAGCAATGACCTAGCAGCTCCCTAGCGATGGAGTTAGGAAAGTCGGCAGACTTTTTGGGTTGCGAATAATTAGAGTTTACATCCTAGACTTAAAAAACTTTTTGCAATCATTTGATTAGATTTATTGTTTATCAACAAACTAAAAACAAAGGAGAAGAAAATGAGAATAATTAGTAATGCAACAAACCTTGATAATAAAAAATTGCAATCATTATTTTCTGCTGTTCATAATCGACTAGCAAAATATGAAGGTCGATTAAGTCATTGGAAAACTTTGAAGGTAGCAATTGATAGTCGAGCTTATGGATATAGTGGACTAGCTTATGTAGGTCAAGGTCAAATTTTCAAACATCATGATTGGGATATTGAACTTAAATGTTCTAAAGGACTTTCTTTAGAATCATTAGCTCAATTGTTTGCACACGAACTTATGCACAGTTATGGATATCGAGATACAAAACAACAAGCAGGTATTCGAACTAAGGGTCGTGTATTCAATCGTAAACCTTTACTAGAAAAAGATATGGATTTCATAAAGCAAGAATTTGGTGAACTTGATTTCCAGAGAATAGAAAAACCAAAAGTTAAGATTGATAAAGTTGCTCTAAGAAAAGAAAGAGCAAAATCTAATCTTGCCAATTGGGAAAAGAAACTTAGCTTTGCTAAAAACAAAGTTAAGAAGTATCAAGCTAAAGTTAGGTACTACGAAAAAAAGGGTGCTTAGAAGCATTTTTAAGGCTCATTACAGGACTCTACATCCTAAGATGGGTAATAAGTCATAAATACGAAAACTTTACAATTATTAGATAGTAGTTTACTATTATTATAATTAGAGTGATTCCTGAATACAGGTAAGCTCAAGGAGACAAAAAAATGATACCAAAAGCAATTAGGGAAAAAGCAGTTCAAGTTGTAGATACTTATGACTTAACTGCAACTCAACGTGCAGTTGTTTTACATCAAGCAATGGCATATATCGAAAAAGAGATAGGAGAAAACTTTGATAAATCTTTAACTATGTTTAAAGTTCATGTTGAGCATTATTCAAATACAGTTGGGTTTGCTATACAGTCATATATTAAAGATGAGTATCCAGAGGTTACATCATGAATACAGAGTATATAAAAAAGTATAAATATTTTACTAAGGAAGGCATTCAAAAAGAAGAGTTGATTGCCTTACCTAGATTAACAACAATACATTTTTGGAGAGGGATACAAGATTTTTTGTATGATGAAGGTTACAAATTCCGAAAGCAACCTAAGATAAACGAGGGTGACCTTCCATATGGTACTGCAACCAAAGAAGTACCTGATAATATAAAAAAAACTTTTACTTACTTCAGAGAAGTTATGGATGCTTACTTTACTTATAAGATGATGAATGATGACAAACCCTCTAAATCAAAAGATGGCAAAGTCTTAAATTCAAGACCAAAGATTATTGATGACTGTAGAGGAAGAGTCGATGACATCAAGAATGATTTGGAAACTATGAAGCAAGAATATGAAGAATGGAGTGAGAAGATTAATCAGGGAGCTACTCAAGATAAGTGTAACGATGCAGTAGATACCTTAGACACTACAATATCACAATTAGAAGAAATAGAATCAGAGTTGGATAGTTTATTAGGTGAACTTCCACAAGGATTCGGGAGAGATTAAAATGAAATACATATTACTAGAGAAGGCAAACTATAAACATATTGAATCAGACTATTCATTAGTTGATGTTTTTGATTCAAGAGAAGAAGCCGAAGCTCAAAAAGATTTATGGGAAAGAATTAAAGTAAAAACAAATCATGATTACTTTATTTTTGAAGAGGTGAGTGATGAGTAAAGAACATTGCGTTATATGTGGGAGTGTCTTAGGTGGCACTCCAAAGGCTTCAACAAAGTTAGGTCAAACTATTTTAAACGAAACTTTAAAGCAAGACCCTGACTTCAAAGACATGGGTAATAATCCAATGCCAATTACACCTGAGTGGACTAAGTGCTGTTTTGATTGTAATTATAAATATGTAGTTCCAATTAGAATGGGTCAGATTCCAGATAATATAGAAGCTGATACTTTTGTATCACGACCTTTAATAATAACTTTATGGACTGCAACAGGTTTATATAACAATGGCAATCTTTATACTGATAAATTTTATTTACCTGAAACTGCATACGATACAGAGCTTTCTCGAAAACATAAACGAGAAAAAAGAAAAGCGAAAAACGAATTAGCTTTAAATATGTTTGCAGAAGGTGGTAAGATATAATGAGCAAAGGCAAAGTACCTATAAGAAGGCAACACGTTGGTGTAGGTTTTTTTGGACTTGCACATCAAGAGAAGAAAGAAAAATTAACTAAAGAAAAAAAAGAAAGAGAGGTGAAAAAAAATGCAAGAGCCAGACTTAAAAGCAATAGCTGAACATTGGTATGAAAATTTAGAAGAGCAAATCTATATTGATTTGGAAAACATGAAACGAGAAGCATGGTTTGGAAGTGACTCTACAAAGGGAAGTAATCCAATAGAAGCTGTAGCAATTAAAATAATTGACACCTACGAAAGTGAACAGTCAATTAAGTGTCTTTACGCAGATGGTTTTACACCACAGTCAGCATCAGCTAAAATAATTGAATACTTCCAAGAATGGTGGGAAGATGAGAAAATGGTTGGAGAGGATTATTTATAGGAGTAGGTTTATTTCATTATCCTATTCCAAAAAGAGGGTGGGGTCATCTCCATGTACCTACCCTCTAACTACAGAGATGTCTGCAAAATGAAAATCTTTATGGGTGACTTAATGAATCCTATAGAATGTGAAATAGTTTCCTACGAGAAACTACAAGAATTAAATGAATCAAAGCAAGAGGTTTGTGGTTTATATTTTAGTCAAGACAATAAAATTTTTATTACTAATGAGTCTACTGTTCCTAGCCTTGATTTGTTGCTTCATGAAATCAGTCACGCAATTGTTGATGAGCAAAAAATCTTAAAGTCCGAAGAACATAAATGTGATATGTTAGCAATACGATTAAAGAATCTATTACAGCAAAGGAAAAAAATATATGTTTTTACCAAATGAAAAATTTATTAAAACCTACTCACTTGAATATCTTGAATACATGAAAGACCAACCTTGTTGTGTTACAGGAAACCAAAATTCAGATTCACATCATCTGGAAGCAATCGGAATGGGTCAGAATAGAAAGAAGCCAAACCAAAAACATTTTACTACTATAAGTTTATCCAGAGAAATGCATACAGAACTTCATTCAATAGGATTAAATAAATTCCAGAGCAAGTATAACGTACAACTTTGGCAGGAAGCTTATTACTACTTTGCTAAGTGGTTATTGATAAAACTAGATAAAACCTAAAAAAACTTTACATTTATTTTAGTTATATTAACCCTATAAACAAAGGGTTTTTTTAATATAGTGAAAATAAGTGGCTTTATTTAGTTGACAATTATAATATATACAGTTATTTTTATACTCATGATAAACAATTACTTAATTCAAACAGGAATCAAGGCACAAGGGGGAATGATTTTCATGAATCAAATTTATAACCTTCTTGCTAGTTTATCATAGGAGATTAAAATGGAAGTATTTATTCAGACAGATGTTAAGAAGCTAAAGGAAGGTGAAGTAACCGATGAAAATTGGCTTGTTAGTGAAGATAGAGAAGAGCTTGATGCTCATGTGCAAAGAACATTTGATATGCAAGTTCAAATGTATGGAATAAGTTTTACAGAAATGAGGTGGACTTATTATGATAACGAAGGTGAGGAAATAGAAGAAACTAGAACTCTAAGGAATATTGGGGTTGGTACATATTTGGAAACAATGGAGAACTTCATTAGACCATTTAACGATAGAGTGATTGCTTCTATAATAGGGGGTAAAAAATAATGATGGATAAAGTAAAATATCATTTAGACAAAGCTCAGGAATGTAATAAAGCTAGAAGCGAATCAATCCAAAGATGTGATGAAGATGGATTCGTTACTCAGTTGGTAAATCAAAACCTAGTCTTTGAACATCAACTAGAAGCCGACCTTGCAGGTAAGAATAACAAGGCACAATTCGTAGGATTGTACGAAGGTCAAAGAAGGGTTAAAGCAAAAATCATTGATACTAGATTTGGTGAATGCTGGATACTTCATGATGATGAAAATCTTTTAATCAATAAAGGTGGAAGCAAATTTATTTCAATCGGTGCTAAATCCAGAAAACAAAAACAACTTGGATTATGCCAACTGACTGAAGAAGATGATGCTGAAGTCGGAAGTCGCAGTACACGACCAGAAGTTAAAGGACTTGCAGGAATCTACTTTATGGAGAAACTCTTTATAAGAACTGGATGCGAATGGGGAACTGAAGCTAAGCTTATCTCTTAATAAACATGACCCAATATACATCTTAACCCTAATGAGCTCAGCAATGGGCTCGTATGGGCTTCACAATTATATAAAAACCTGACAAAACCTGACATATAGGTTAGAGTTTTAAAATGAAAGCAACTAAGGAAAGTTTACTCAAAGCAATAAAGCAAAATAGAGGGATTGTAACTAACATATGTAAGTCTTTAGATATGGCAAGGCAAAGCTTCTATGAAAGGTTAGATAACGATATAGAGCTTCAGGAAGCCTTAGAGGATGCAAGGGAAGAGGTTTTAGACTTAGGTGAATCTAAACTAATAGAATTAGTCCAAGAGGGAAATGCTCAGGCAGTATTCTTTATGTTAAAAACTATCGGGAAGAATCGAGGTTACATTGAGAAGCAAGAAGTCGAACAACTAAACAGAACGATAAACATAATCGAGATTCCAAAGATAGATGCCTTAGAGCCTACGATAGATGAGATTAGAGAAGAAACCGAATCAGAACACTAATGTAATCTGGAAGCCCACTAAGAAGCAACTAGAGTTTCTTAAAGCAGGTGCAATCTTCGAGGTCGCATATTTGGGTGGAGCAGGAAGTGGCAAGAGCTCTGTATTGCTTGTTGATGCCTGTAGGCAAATGAATAATCCAGAAGCCAAAGCAGTAATCTTCAGAAGGACTACAAAGGAACTACAACAGCTAATTGATTACTCACAGCAAGTTTATAGAAAGCTCGGAGCTTATTACTTAGCTCAGAAAGCTGTCTGGGTATTTCCATCAGGTGGCAAGATTTATTTCAGTCACATGGAATCACCACAAGATAAACATCAGCACGATGGACAAGAATATAATAGTGGAGTTTACTTTGATGAGATTACTCACTTCGAGGAAGATATGTATCTTTATCTTCATACAAGATGTAGGTCAACTAATCCAGATTTAATTCCAAGAGTAAGATGCACAGGAACTCCAGTCGGTAAACATATTGATTGGGTAAGAAGAAGATTCATAGATTCTGGAAGCTATAAAATAATTAAAGATAAGGAAACCAGTTTATCCAGACTTTATATTCCAGCAACCTTAGATGACAATCCACACTTAACAGAATCAGACCCACTTTATGAAAAGAGATTAAGGCTTCAAGGGGAAAACATTTATCAAGCATTAAGGTTTGGTGATTGGAGTTTGATTGATGGAGTAGCTTTTCCAGAGATACATGACCAGACTCATTTGATAGATTCCTATACTCCAACATCTTCTGATATTTTAATTAGAGGATTCGATTGGGGATTCACAGCTCCATTTGCAACTGTCTGGATTGCAATAACCAGAGATGGTGACTTAATAGTTTTTAAGGAATGGATAGGCACAGCAGATGGAAGCAACAAAGGTTTAATGATGGGTGCAGATGAATGTGCTAGAACTATAAAAGATATAGAGGAGCAAAACTCATTACACATTTCTTATGGAGCATCTGACCCAGCTATCTGGGGAAAACAAAATGAAGGTGAATCTATTGGTGAGATATTTGAGAGAATAGGATTAGTAATGCACCGAGCAAATAACAATAGAACATTTGGTAAACAACAATTGCACATGAGATTAAGAGTTGATGAATATACAAAGAAGCCAAAAATATTTTTTACAAAAGATGTACCGATTACTTACAGGTCGCTAAAAGAAATACAAACAGATAAAAGAAATCCAGAGGTTTATGATACAAGTGGATTCGACCATTGCGTGGATGCTCTAAGATATGCAGTAATGGAAAGAACTATTGATTCAGGATTTGATTCACCACCAGAGGTTTATGGAGAAAGAGAAACAAATATCCAATCTTTTTAAAAAAAACTTTATTAATAAACACCCTGTAAATAAAGGCTTATATAAGTAAAGTAAAATAGTTGCTATTATTCTATTGACAATTATATCAAGTACAGTTACTTTTATAACATAATGCAGAACAAAGGAGACAATAAAATGAATACACTTTACTCAACAAGGGAACTAAAACTAAATAGAAGGAATCTTGATAAAGCACTTAGAGGTGTTTGCAAAAGATTAAATGAAGAAAGAAGTTCAAGAAATGTAGTCGTTGAATTACATACAATATGGAATGACTTTCAAGGAAAACTTTTCTTCGATACGATAGAAATGGATGGAAAGGATTTATTCGTAAACTTGCAAGAGCTTATGACAAAGTACAGACTCACAGTTTCAGTTGAAGAATGGTTAGACCAACATCAAACTTTAACAAATCTTACAAGTTCTTTAGACTTTGTTACTAGAGCAAGAAACGAAAAAAGAGAATTTTAAAGTTCAAATGAGTTTCCTGATTCTCACCAAAAATCAGGAAGGGGAAAATAATGGAAATAAAATTTAAGGATTTAAAGAAAGGTGACAATCTAAAGACAGTTCAGCTTGGAGCA